CTATTCGCTAACCTCGCCTTCTCGGCCGCCTCATTCTTCGCTAACCTCGCTTTATCCTCCTCCGCCCTCTTCGCTAACCTCGCTTGCTCCCTCACCTTATTCACCTCCGCCCTCAGCGCCTGCTTCTCCTTAATCCACTCCGCCCTCGGCGCCTCCATCTCCTTCTTTTGTTTTTTGGGTGCTCCACCTACCATCTCCTCCTTATACTTTTTCTTTGACTTATTTTTATATCCTACGTTTTGAGGACCTGCATTTTGAGCACCTGTGTTTTGAGCAAGACTAGTTAAAAATTTATTCTTTTTCCTTGTTATACCCATTATATATATATATTTATTATTTATAATAATTTTATACTTAATTATTTAATTAAAAAATTAAAAAATTAAAAAATTAAATGATTAAAAATAAATGATTAAAAAATTAAATAATTAAATAAATTGTTGGTTATTTGGTTATTAATTTGCGAACTTTCATTAATTCAACAAATGGACTTGCACCTTTACCTTGTTTAAAATTATTGATTTGCGCATTCCCTGTTAATAATAATAGTTCTCGTAAATCATCATTTTGTGTAAATTTTGCATATAGCGCTTTTTCTAATAGTCCGGTTTCCAATTTTTTAAATTCTTCATCGTTTGCAATTGTTGATTTAATAGATTTTTTGGCAAGTTGACTATCATAAAATTTTTGGGCTTCTTCTACATTAGACCCATATAATCCCTCTTTTTTAAACTTACTAATTATTTCAGTTAAGCCATTAAACCGACTTCCTAACATGTAATGTTTCACGCTTGTCCAATCTGTTCCATCGATTTTTAAGTTGGTTACTAAAAATTCATTATCCAATTTTTTACGCCAATCAGGGTATTTCTTTTTATTATTTAATTCAAGCACATTTTTAGAAATCTTTAATTCTGGTTTAATTGTTTCACCAGATCCTTCCCCAACTTTCGCATGTTTTGATTTATTATATACTTGAATTACAATACTATTACTATAATCTTGTGACTTAGGCATTTTAGTATCTACCAATGTATCATAACTACCTTTTTTACTAGTTCCTTTTGTTTCTACTCCATTTTTGTTTGCAAAAGTTTTAAAGTCCGGTATTAATACATATAATCCAGCATTTTTTTCCATACACTTCTCTAAAATCAATTCTTTAATTTTATATGGAATTTCGCTAAATGTGAGAGCTCCGCGTTTTACATTTTTATCATAAGTAATCATTTTATAGTGATTATTTTGAAAATAGTCAGCAATAATATAATATGATGGCTCAAAAATACCTTGTTCTTCTAACTTAATATCCGGGCTAATGCATTGCAAAACATTCTCGCGTTCTCCTTCTAGATAATTGTGTTGAGATAAAATAATAAACTTCACATTGTATATTCGTTCAAGTGAGCTTAGTGCCCAATTATCTGCCCAAAATCGCCCACCAACTTCTATAATTACTTTCTTAAGATCTTCAACACTATTTACATCTTTCATAAATTGAAACTCTTGTGCTAAATTTTCTAGTTCCTTGTTCTTCGTAGTCATAGACGTAAATGTATTAAAATTGTCTTTGGCATCTTGAATTAATTTCATTTTATCAGGACCATCATTTGTTCCATTAATCATTTTTTTCAAAGTATTGTGTTTAGTTTTTAACCCTTTTACTTGTTCTTGTGTTGTTTTCATATTATTATAATACATGTCAAATAACTCTTTATAAGTTTGAAAAATGGGTTCATCAACTTCGCCTGCTAATTTTTCACGAATAGCTTTTACAGACGTTTCTATTTTCACCGTTTTCAAAGCATCGCGTAAAACCGCAAAAAAACAGTCCCCGCCGCCTTCATTGTCAACTATTTCGTATTTGTTACTTCTTAAAAACTTATTGACCCAACTATCTTTAGGGTCTTCTTCATAATTGGCAATTTCATAATCGCTTTCTTCTTTAGTTTGACTATTTAAAGTCATTAAATTATACTTCATGTTTGGAACATTGCTGTTGTTCTTTGCATCATTGTCATCAGTTGCGTCTGTTGTGTCTGTTGCGTCTGTTGCATCAGTTAATTCGCTTACATCAGTTGCATCAGTTGCTTCGCTTACATTTGACCTTGTTTCAAAATCATCAATCAATTCATAATTATTCATAATAAGTGATTTAGAAAATTGAAACATAATTGGTTCGGACAGTTTGTTTAAATCAATATCCCCACTATCATCCAACAAAGAAGTGTATTCAGTATTATGTGTTTCATAAATACCTATTTTAGACACTATTGAACTATTATTTACTAAATAAATGTTAAAATACAAAACGCCAGAGCTCAAATATTCAAATTTAGGAGCACCTAAAACAAATTTAATATGTTTATTATATATTTTTGCATTATATACAAAAGCCTCATTATCTAAATCCGTTTTATCTATGCTATTTGTTACAATATAGCGAACCTCTTTTTTTATATTTGACGCAATCATTATATATATTTATATATTTTTATAACATATTTTTATAACATATTTTTATTATATATATTTTTTATTATATACATATTTTTTATTATATACATATTTTTTATTACATATAAAACATATTAAACATGTTTTTATAACATGTTTTTATAATATATATTTTTTATACTTGTCCTCAATATCCATTAATTTAAATTTAATTTTATTTGTAAAATTAACAAGCCCACAATCACGCTCATTGGCCAATATTGTTTTAAGTGCATTATATAAATTGAGCTTATTATCTATTATTTTCATAATTGTCAACTCTTTAAATAATTCATTATAAATGATTATAAGGAACTCAAGTATGATTTCGCAATAAGAACTGTTGTTTTCTATTTTCAAATTAGTAATAAAAAAGTTATTAAGTAAAGCCACATAGTCTTCAATTACATGACAATTAATAAAAAATTGTTGCGCATATTGTTTATTTTCAGTGTTTTCTAATTCATAATAATAAATTTTCTTATTAAAATTTATTATAAAAATTATAAAACACTTATATTTGTCGTTTATTTTATTAATAGTATACTCATCATCGTCTGTATTATTTTTTATAATATTATCTATTTTCAACATTTCATAATATTTTTCTTTAAGTGCATTATATATATATATAATGTCCAAGTTATTAGTTTTAACGTAAGTATGCTCAATTAATGCAAATAATATATTTACATATATTACGCTATAAGATAAATTGTTGTAGCATATATGGTCTATTATGTAATTATCAATATTAACCAATAATAGTGGGTCATTATTGTTATTGCTATTGCTATTGCTATTGCTATTGTTATTGCTATTGCTATTTTCCAAACATTCTTTATAAATGTTTATTAATTCAGGTTCTAATTTGCTATAATTGGATGGCGATAACTTGTTTAGTATTGTTTTAATATTGCTTTTAATTGCTTCATGTTTGCTTTTGTCTTCTGTTGTTTTTTTTTTAGTGTTAACATAAGTATTTTTTATGGTTCTGCTTAAAATGAAATTGTCTTTTGCCAAGCTATTGTTTAAGCTTAAGCTATTAACGCTCAAGCTATTAACGCTCAAGCTATTAACGCTATTATTATTATTGTTATCATACTTTCTAAATTTGTTTTTCTTTTTAAATTTATTATCATTATCGGTTTCATAATTATTTACTAGCGCCTCAAGGTTAATCGTTTCTAGTACATTGTTTAATAAACTCTCAATAGCACTATCTATTTTCTCATGCATAATAGTTTTATAATAATTATTAATAAAGTCTATGTCATAGATTATCATTAATAAGTATAACTAATATTAAAATTTAATGTTATTCTTTTAATTATTTTCGTTATATTAATATTTATAAAGTATTTGATCATTATAAATATTATGGAAATAATTAACGCAATATTAAGTTTTTATGAAAAAGGCGATTACAATAGCAAGGAAAAATATGTTAACGCATTTAAGTTACCTATAGAATATTTAGACACTTCATCATTGTTTGTCATCAATAATAACATTGTTAATGATTTAGAGTTAGTTAAAGCCAACGAATTAGCAATTACTAATAATTCATTAGATCATTCTGCTAATGACGCCAATTACAATTTATATTACCATGTATTTGACCCAAAAACCATTTTTGAGAAAAATGTTATAAATAAGTGGAGCAAATATTATACAAACAATAAAGAATTTTTGTTAGAAACCCAGGACCTAATTAAAAACTATAAGCCGCTTAAAAAAGTGGAATTTAGCGATAGTCCGTGTGTCAATGATTTAGTAGTTTATAATAATTGTGAAAATATTATATATGATAATGGATTTGTAAATAAATATCAATATATTGATATTCCATTATTAAATAAATTTAATAATAATAGCCTAGTACTACAGGCGCTAAGCGTTTATAATCTCTCAACACCCATAGTTTCTTTGCTTATTCCGATTTTATTTTTATTATTGCCCTTTTTCATAATTAAATTGCAAGGGCATAATGTTACTTTTGAGCTATATTTTAACCATTTAAAGACGGTGTTTTCTAATCATATTATTGGTCAATTATTTAGTTCTTTAAGTGATACAAATTTAACAAATAAAATATATATACTTTTTAGCTTTGGTTTTTACATTTTCCAATTATATTTAAATATAAACGGATGCATAAAGTATTTCTATAATATTAAATATATTCACAATATTTTATATGATTTAAAAGAATATATTTTAGAAACTTTGAAGACCTATGACAATTTTTTGAATTATTCTAAAAATTTAAATCATTATAAGGAGTTTAATGAATTTATACTTTCCAATAGTGCTATTTTTAATTCATATTTGTGCCAATTGCGAAGATTAACGCCTTATTCTTTATCAATGAGTAAAGTAGTTGAGCTAGGCCAATTAATGAAGTGTTTTTATTATTTAAATAAAAATGATAGTTTTATCAATAGTTTATATTTCTCCTTTGGTTTTAATGGGTATATAAAAAATATACTAACACTGCAACAATTTATTAGCGCTAAAGTCATGAACTATTGTAGTTATAATAGTAACAGCGAGCCCACTCATTTTGACAATTCTTATTTTGCCAATTTAAATAATATTGAGGCTTTAACTATTGAAAAAAGCGATCCATGTTCAGTTAAAACTAAGACTATTGTAAAAAATTCATATAAATTGGATAAAAATATAATTATTACGGGACCAAATGCATCGGGTAAAACTACACTATTAAAATCAACATTATTTAACATATTATTGTGTCAACAAATAGGATGTGGTTTTTTCAATAATGCATCAATAAAAGTATATGATTATATACATTGTTATATTAACATTCCTGATACAGGAGGCCGCGACAGTTTATATCAAGCCGAAGCACGACAATGTAAAAATATACTGCAACTCATTGAGAATAATAAAGATAAAACGCATTTTTGCGTATTTGACGAGCTCTATAGTGGAACAAATCCTGATGAAGCAATTAGTAGTGCTTATGGCTATTTAAATCATTTAAATAAATTGAACAATATAGATTATATGTTAACAACTCATTATAATAAATTATGCAAAAAATTAAATAAACAAAACAACAATTTTTTCATGAAAGTAAAGAAAAATGAGCACAATGACGATTTTGAATACACTTATAAAATCAAAAAGGGTATTTCAAATGTTAAAGGAGCGTTAAAAGTCCTCAAAGATTTAGAATATCCTGAAAATATTATAACAAATATGAAATAACAAATAAATAATATTTATTCGTTAAACAATACTTAAAATAATATTGTTAAACTTTAATAATAAATGTCAATCTTATATAAATTACTAGATTCAAGTTTCCTCTTAACATTAGGCATTATATTATTAATATGCGGTTCAATAATGTTATATAGTCATCGCAGATTAAACTTATTAGAACGAAGTGTTATTGAGCATGGAAAAATACTACAAAATTTTATTATAAATTATAATATTCAAATGCAGAGCATCAATTCATTATATATTAATAAAAATAAACAAGAGGGTCAACATATCAAAAAAATCAATTTAGGCGAAAAAATAAGTGTATCCGAAGATGAATGTTCCGAATATGTAGGAGGTGCTGATGTAAATAATGAATTGGTTCATCATGATGATGATGGCAAGGTAAATGTATCAAGCGATGACGAAGACGATGATGATGATGAGGAAGACGATGATGATGATGAGGAAGACGATGACGATGATGACGATGATGAGGAAGACGATGACGATGATGAGGAAGACGATGACGATGATGAGGAAGATGATGACGATGATGAGGAAGATGATGAAGATGACGATGAAGATGATGAGGAAGATGATGCAGAAGATGGCAAAGATGACGATGACAAGGAAGACGATGGCAAGGAAGACGATGACAAAGTATTAACAATTTCCAAAAGCGAATTAGAAAATAATATTAAAGATTTAGGAGATTTTGAGGAAATAGATTTAAATAAGCCTTTTTTTTCGAATAACGACGATGAAACATTTATAAAGAATTTGCCGATAAATTTAGATACATTTAATATTGATTTAAACACTAATTCAAAAATTATTAATTTAAATAATATAGACCAAGACACTAATGTAGACACCAATGTAATAGACAGTGCTAGTTCTAATAATACTAACACTAATAGGAAAAATTATTCAAAAATGAAAGTAGACGATTTAAAAACGATTGCTGTAACAAGAAATTTAATAGATAATGAAACAGCACAGAAAACAAAAAAGGCTGATTTAATAAAAATTTTACAAAATGCGTAAATTAAATTATTAAATAATTAACAATTAATTAAATTTTTTATTAACAATAAATTTAATTAATAAATAAATAATAATAATTTTAATTATATATAATAATAATAATATGAGTTATGGTTTGTGTGCTAATGGCTCAAATAATATAGCTATGAATTTTCCTCCTTTAATGGACGACAGCCGGCTATTTAGCAATTATTATTCTTCGGTGTTGAACGATGAAATGCTTAAAAGAAATAAAAATATTAAAACTAATACCGACTATAGGCATTATTTACAAATCAATGCTGAGGCTATTATAAGTAACAATCAATTGAATTCATGTAATGAATGCAGTGTATGTCCGTATTATAGTAAAACAAGTTTAGAAATAAATAAGCATACTCCATATATATTTGATCATACATTATCTAATATAAGGCCGTATGGATACGAAACAAGTGATTTAAAAGAGTTGTATTTGAGTAGGCAGCAGCTAGACAGTCAAAAGCATGTTACCAAATATATTTTAAAACCCAATTAATTGATAAATAATAAAATAATAAAATAATAAAATAATAAAATATAAATAATAAATAATAAATAATAAATAATAAATAATAAATAATAAATAATTTACTATAATAAAAAATTATAATTTAATATAATAAAAAATTATATTATATTATTATAATAAAATGAATTTTTTCGATGGTTTGATGGCTCCTTTAGGTAAAAATTATTGCGCATTATTTTATTTTTTTGGATTGCTTAGTTTATTTTTAGCTTTAATAGCCGCCGGTGGTATAGTTGTGGGAATTTTTAATAAAAAAGATGGCTTCGTCTTGTTTATGATGTTTTTTAATATGTTAAGTAATATTTTTATGTATTATGTAATGAGAATATATTACTCAATGTGCATTGCATCATTACGTTAATAGTCTAACAAATTAGTGATCATTATTTTTAATATTATTATATATTATAATATTAAAAATTATTAAAAATTATTAAAAATTATTAAATTATGTTATAAATAATAAAAATAATAATAATATAATAATAATATTATAAATAATATTTTATTATTATAAAATGAATTTTTTTGATAGTTTGATGTCGCCATTAGGTAAAAATTTTTGTTTGTATTTTTATGTAGTAGGACTATTTTTTCTAGGGTTAGTTATATTAAGTCTTGGCAGTGTAGTGTTTGCACTAGTTAATGGAAAGTCTGGTTATATTACATTTGCAAGTATTATTCTTTTCTTATATATACTACTTGGCTATACAATAACTAGACTACAATATTCTATATGTTTAGCAACATTGAAATAAATAATAACATAATAACATAATAATAATAATAAAACAATATAAAGAATAATTTACAAATTATATAAGTAACACTAATTTTAAACTAAACACAAAATAATTTATATTAATAATATAACAATTAATTTATTAATATGAAAGTTTTAAGTATTGATATTGGCATTAAAAATTTGGCTTATGTTATATTAGAAGTTACTAATGCTAATGTTAATGCTAATTTAGATAAAAATAGTATTGTTAATGGATCGCAAGACTTTAAAATTATTAAATGGGACGTGATAAATCTATGCAATAAGTTTATTTCTTGCTCATCAAAAACATGCACAAAACAAGCATGTTTTCATAAAAATGATACTTTTTATTGTAAAAATCACACTAAAAAAACTGAATATAGCTTACCGCTATGCAATGTAAAAACTTTGCATAAACAATCAGTAGCAAATCTCTCTGCACTAGTTGAAAAATGCGATTTAAAACTTGAAAAACCTATTAATAAAGCAACACTAATAAGTAGTTTGGAAGACTACTTGAAATCCACATGTTTTGAGGCAATTGAAAATGTAAATGCAAACAATGTAAATCTCATTGATTTGGGGATTAGTTTGAAAAATGAACTAAATGAGCTATTTAATAACTATGACCTTGCTAGCATTGACCAAATCATTATAGAAAATCAAATAAGCCCTATTGCAAATAGAATGAAGTGTATACAAGGCATGGTAGCTCAATACTTTATTGATTGTAATAATCATAATATAGCATTTATTTCGGCAACAAATAAATTAAAAGCTTTTATAAATAAGGACAAGGACAAGGATAAGACTGCAGAAAAAGAGAAAAAGGTTTCATATAACGAGAGAAAGAAACTAAGTATATTATATAGTAAACAATTATTGGAAAATAAAAATATGATGCATGATCTTACGTATTTTGTTAAGCATTCAAAGAAAGACGATTTAGCCGATTGTTTACTTCAAGGAATATATTATTTAGATAATAAACAAGATAGTCTTACAAACTAACAAAACTATAAACTATAAACTATAAACTATAAACTATAAACTATAATATATATTAAAAATTATATAATATATATTGCGGAGTATTTAAAAATTAATCTTCTATTTAATACATAATAGATTATATGAATATTGTTGAAATTGAGCCAGATTTTCTAAATATTGAAGATATTGTATTGCCCGAATTTAAAATTAACGACCCAGACGAGGACAGTCGTTTTGAGGAAATTAGTTCAACAAGAAAATCTGCTAATTTTGGAGGAGGTATAGAATTATTAATGAATGAAAAAAATAAAGGCGACAAAAAATTCGCTTCTTCTATTGATATTGAAGATATTACAAACTTAGAAAATGAATTAAACGAGCTTTCTGAAACTACAAATACAAATACAAATTCAAATACAAATTCAAATTCAAATTCAAATTTTAATTCATTAGCTAATGATACAAACAAAACTATTGAAAGCAACAGCACAAATAAAGAAATAAAATATAAACAAGATACAGGAAGTGCACAAAAAAAATCAATATTTGGCGATTTATTTGGTGGTTCCAAAAACGACGGAGCACAAGTAAAACCTGTTACAAAAAACAATGACACTGATAACATTAATCTTGGAAAATCTACAGCAAACATGAATGAAAATAAAACATGGGATGGTTTCGGTAAATTTAATAATATTCCGGTTAATTTGGATAAAACACAGCAAAAGCCCGAATTAACAAAAGAAGAGGAATTAAAGGAAAAATTCAAATATTTGCGAAAGCTTGACGATTTAGAAAAGAAGGGTGTTTCGTTAAGCAAGCGTTACAACATGGATTCCAATTTAAATGAAATGATTGGAGAATATGAAACAATTATTGCAGAAAAGGAGAAATCCAATGCTATTAAATTTCAAGCAAAAATGATGATGGCTTGTATTACCGGTTTAGAGTTTTTAAATACCAAATTTGATCCTTTTGATATTAAATTAGAGGGTTGGGGTGAGCAAATAAATGAAAATATTGACGAATATGATGATATATTTGCTGAATTACATGAAAAATATAAGTCAAAGGCTAAAATGTCGCCTGAGTTAAAATTATTATTTCAATTAGGCGGTTCGGCTATGATGGTTCATATGTCAAATACATTATTCAAATCTTCTATGCCCGGTATGGACGATATTATGCGCCAAAATCCTGAATTGATGAAGCAGTTTACTCAGGCAGCTGTTAATACTATGGGGCAGTCAAAGCCGGGTCTAGGCGGGTTTATGAATGGACTATTTAATAATGGAAATGGATCTAATCCTGGGTTCGGTTCTAATTCTGGGTTCGGGTCGTCTATGCCGCCAAATGTAAATTCGGGTCCTCCGCCGGCACCAATTGAAACGAAATTACCGGATCGTAGCCAGAGAATGCAAAATATAGTAAATCGCCCCGATATTATGGCAGCACGGGGTTCTAGCATGGGCAACAATGAGGGCAACCCATATGATGAAGAGCGCATAAAGCGCCCTGAAATGAAGGGGCCTTCTAATGTGCCACAATCGAACCAAAATATTGCCTCATTATTGAGCGGGCTAAAGACCAAGCAAATAGATGTAAATGAAATGAAAAATAACGAAGCAAGTACAATCAGCATCGATGACTTGAAAGATTTAATGGGTGGTAAGATACCTAGCAAATCTAAACGTAAGCAAAAGAGTGATAAAAATATTGTAAGTTTAGATATATAGGCTAGAGAGATTGCTAATGAAAGATTGCAAATAAGAAAAAGGTTTTAAAAATAATTTTATAAAGCTATTTTAAAGAATAAATAGCTTTATAAAAGCATGATATTTATTTGTGATTTTTGCAATAAAACTATTTCAGAACATGCAACATTATATTTCGGTTTTGATTGTTTGTGTTGCTCAAATCATTGTAGGTCGCAAGTTATTCAACAAACTTTACAAATTGATCCGCGTATGAATGATCCGCATACTTGGTTAATACATAAATTAAGGGCTATAAAAGCTAAAGCAGAAAAAGCTAAAGCTGATCCATTAATTCCAAAAAATAGATCATTAGTTGATTTAGTTGCACAATTAAACTTTTAAACATTAAACATTAAAACATTAAACATTTAAACATTAATCAATCTCTCTATTCTCTATTCTCTATTCTCTATTCTTTATTCTTTAACTCGTTGGTAGTAACAATAACACTGCCACCAGGCTTTTTAATATTTAATTTAACAATTCCATTATGCATTTTTTGCTTATATGACAAACAATCGTAAGGCACCTTCATATAAATTGTTGTGTTATCTTTAGTAACAGCAATAGTGTACATTAACACTAATGTCTTATAATTTAATATATTATTTTAATAACTTTAAATCCTTTTATTATATACTTTTAATAGACCGCCATATTATTTTATTTTTAAATAATTTAAATATAATATAATAAACAATACATTATGAAATATTGCGAGGAAAACCAGTATCATCCAAAACTAGTATGTAACAAAGGAAATATGCTATTAAATGAAATAAAAATGCCTTTAACCAATAATAAGGCATATAATTTGCAATTTGAGTTTAACAATTTAAATACGTATAAAGTGAACAGTGACTTGCTTTTAACTACACAATTATATGAGTTACTTGAAAAAGTAAATGTGGATTTAATTGAAAAAATCCATATTTTAAATGTATTAAATGAACGGGAAACAGATATATGTATACTATTAAAACAAATAGCAAAAGAAGTCGGTATTAAGCAAAAATATATTTTGTTTAGATCCACTAAATACTTGAATAAGTTAAATAACAGTATTACATATTACAATAAGGATTTAATTTATGACCATAAAGATTTAATAGACAATTACTTAAATAACATAAAATTAGATAATAATAAATACGAACCACTAATATTCAATTTTGGTAAAACAGTTATTTCTGTAGTACCTGAAATAGTATTACCATCAGCTAATAATGAACACGAAGATGAACACGAACATGAAGATAATAAATTTATACATGTGAAATTTTCAATAGATTTTCAAATTTCAATAGCGGACGATTTACCTATTTATATGAATAATCTTATTGGACTAATGTTTAAAAAAATGTTTTATAATGTTAAATCATTTATTGATAACTTAAATTTATAAAAATATAAAAAATATAAAAAATATAAAAAATATAAAAAATATAAAAAATATAATCAAAAATATAATCAAAATATTAAGTAATTATTATATATAAATACTTAATACTTTAATATACTATTAAATTATTAGCTATGATATTTATTCATACATTAAGTATAATCATAAGAATTGCAAAACTATTTACTATAATAAGTTACGAATTTTTAAAATATAATGTAATAAAGTTAGTAAATAATGTGTGTAATAAGCCATATAATAGGCTAATATTAATTAAAAACATATCTAAAAGATTGGAATATGAAAATATTGTGTATGTTAAAATATTTCAAGCTTTATGTTTAAATAAGGATCTATTATATTCCGAAGAGCAAGAATTTTTACTAAAATATACCGATAATGTTCCGTATAATATTAACGATATTAATTATGATTTACTTGATAAATTAGAACAAACTTATTCAATAAAACTTAATAATGTTATTCCTATAAATTGCGGAATAATAGGTTTAGTTTTTGATGGACATGATTGTGCCAACAATAAAGTAATTATTAAAATGCTGAAAAAAAATATTGTATATAAGTTTACCAATGTATTTGATGAATTGCTCTACATATCTTATATATGCAATTATATTCCATATATTAAATCTCTCAAATTGTCCAACATACTTTTAGATAATAAAGAAATCTTATTTAATCAAATGGACTTTATTAAAGAGGTTAATTCATTAGAAATTTTCACAAAAAAGTACAAAAATAACAAGGAATACAGGTTTCCAAAAGTGTATAGAGAGATTACAGAAAAATACCATGAATTAATGGTAATGGAAAATATAAAAGGGCTAACATTTAAAGACATTGAAAATGTGGATAATACAATAAAAGAAGAATTTGCTTATTTAATAAACAAGTTTAATATATTGGGAATGTTGTATCATTCAACCATTCACTGTGACATGCATTGTGGTAACGTGTTCTTTTATATTAATGATCCAACCAATGATCCAGCCAATGATCCAACCAATGATCCAACCAATGATCCAACCAATGATCCAAAATATATGTTAGGACTTATTGATTTTGGTATTTGCACATTTCCTAATAAGGAAAGTCAAAATGCATATTATATTTTTTTCAACAATATATTTTATAACCACGACTATAGTGACCTGGAATATGTAATTAATAATTTTATAGAGGAAAAGTACATGCTCAACCTTTTCAGCTGCGTTAAAAAGCAAACCTTTTATGATGAAATAATAGTATGCCTAGAATTATATAGCAATCATGAATTATCAAAGCGCGCATTAATAAATAAATTGGCGTTACTTATTTACAAATATAATATGAATTTTACACAAGAATTCAATAAAATTATATTAAGCATACATACAACACATAACTTTGTAAAGCTATTATCAAGTAAGCCAAATGACAGTTTAACAAAAGTAATAAAAGAACTAAGTTTATTTAATGAATTAATAAACATTTAATGTTATGGGGGGCTAAGGGCGTACATGTTTAAAAAGGCAAAAATCCCCTTTTTTCAATTCCTTATGATAAATGGTCTTAATCTTTTTTAACAAATTATTGTGTGTTTTTTTTTGAAAAATATTTTCAGGATTTTTTTGGAAAATGGACATTTATAAATGTCCATTTTTGAGTAGGCCAAGCCTTTATAGAAAAAAAGAGAATTTTTCACTTTTTAAATAAAACCACATGCTAAAGGTTTGGATCACAAACATTTTACATGAAAAAACTCCTTACCATAAATATTTTTCACACTTTTTCACAATGTTTGAAAAATATTTTGTTTACATTTGTTTACATAAAAAATCCGGAAAAATCCGTAAAAATCCGCATTTTTTTTTCAATACATTAGCGTCACGTTTTTTATTTGTAAAAACCGAAAAAAGTGGCAAAATCCCCAAAAAAGAGCGCAATACAACTTTTTGTTGACATTTATTGACATTTGTTTACAAAAAATCCGGAAAAATCCGGAAAATTATATAAAATATATATTAAATATATAGCTATTACATTATTATTGACAAATGTTGACAAAAAAATCCGCAAAAATCCGCAATGAATTTGTATGTATAAATTGTAACTATGCTACGAGTGACAAAAAAGATTACAATAAACATGTTGTCACAGCAAAACATAAAAATAATACAAACGTTGACATTTTGTTGACAGCTAGCGTGAAAAAATCCGAACTTTTAGCAGAAATTATTTGTAATTGTGGAAAAAAGTACAAAAGCAGGCAAGGGCTTTATGCTCATAAAAAAAAATGTACTTTTTTGCAAAATGCAAAGTTAATGGATAATTCAAATAATGAGTTAACGCTAGCAAATGACTTAACAAATGACTTAATCATTAAATTGCTAAATGACAATAAAGACATGCGAGAGATTATTATCAAGCAACAAGATCACATGATGAAGCAACAAAATCAAATAAGTGAAATGTTGCCGAAATTAGGAAACAACAATTTTATAACAAATAACAACAATAACAATAAATTTAACATTCAGGTTTTTCTTAATGAGCGATGTAAAGATGCAATAAACATGAGTGATTTTATAAAGTCAATACAAGTTAGTTTACAGCAACTAGATTATACGAAGCAAAACGGTTTAGTAAATGGATTAAGTAATGTAATAATAGAAAATATGAGTAAATTAGGATTGTATCAGCGACCGATACATTGTACTGATTTAAAACGCGAATCGTTATATATTAAGGACGATGACAATTGGGAAAAGGATATTAATAAAGAAAAAATCAGGAAGGCCATTAAAGATGTATCAACAAAGCAATTTTGCGCATTAAGTAAATGGACAAAAGAAAATCCAGATTTTCAAAACAATGAATATAAACAAAACTATTATACTCATACATTAGTTGCAATAGCAAATACTAAGGAACACAATGAGGAAAAAATAATTAAAAAACTATGTAATAGTAGTTACATAAAAGAAGAATAAATATAGTAAAATAGTGTTTTACGTTTATAAAACATTATTTTATAAGTTTATAAGTTTATAAGTTTATAAGTTTATTAAAAATAAATTATTCGCCATTATTAACAATAATAATTTTATTGTTATTAGTATCACTATTTTCAATATTAATATCAAGTTTACTTAAATTCTTTTTGTTATAATAGTCACTAATATAAGAAGTAATTTTATAATAGCTAACAAAAGAAATAGAAAACACAGTAACGCAACTATTAAATAACATTAAATAATTATTATCCGAAATACTATACATTACCCAGCATAAACTATGAAGATTACCTAAGAATAAATAATAAGGATCAAAATCTTGTACCGATTTTGTGCGATAAGTTTTTATAATTTGAGGCACATGATATATAACATTAATAATGTTACACACTATTAGTATGTTATTTTTAAATGCTATATTTGTGGCCATATAATCATCTATAAAACTTATAATTATAACTTTAAATAATTTATAAAATACTTATAATATAAAAAAAATTGATAACATAAAATTAAGAATATAAAAAGTGTATTATAATTATATATATTATGATTAAAGACGTTAAGCAAATGCCAAACATATTTATATTAGTGGATACGAGTTATTGGATCTTTTATAGATATTTTGCCATTGTACAGTGGTGGGGTCACACAAATCCAGAAACACCCTTAACTAATCCGTATGAAAACGAAGAGTTTGTGGAAAAGTTTATAAAAACGTTTAGCTCTGCTCTAGATGGCTTTAAAAAGAAGCAAAAAATACATAAAAAGCCCACTACAATAATTGCAGCACGTGATTGTCCTCGTTCATCTATTTGGAGAAATACATTATATTCGGATTACAAAGGCACAAGAGACAAAGGCGAAGAGTTTGGCGGCGCCCCATTTTTCAAGCATGTTTATCAAGACGCTAATAAACTTTTATATGAAGCAGGCGTAAATAGCGTAGTACAGTTTCCTAATTTGGAAGCGGATGATATTATTGCACTTACAAAAAATTACATTCGCAATAAGTATCCAGACGCGCAAATATATATTATAGCAAATGATCATGATTATTTGCAGCTTTTAGATGAGAACACCGAAATAGTAAATTTTCAAAACAAGTTTTTGAAACTTGGCACAAAAGTGTTTAGCGACCCACAAAAAAATCTGTTTTATAAAATAGTGCTAGGAGATAAGTCGGATAATA